TCTGCTTCTTTAATTTGTTTTTCAACCATTGGATTTTTATGTTCAGATTCTAATTCATCATGATAATCTACAGATAATTCTTCCTTTTCTTTATCTACAGGTTTTTTAGGTTCTACTTCTTTTTCTTTTCTTTTTGCATCTTGAGCTTTTTGAGATTTAGGATGATCTTTAATATATTGTGCTTGTTGTTCTGGTGATAACTTTGCCCACCATTTATCATCTTCAGTAAGACCTAAATTATCTAATAATGCATATATAACCTCAGAACTCCAACCTTCTTTTACAAGTTGATTCTTTAATAACATTACATCATCAGCTCTTTTAAAGTTGGGCATACCATCCTTACATCTCCAAGCTATCTCATTTATTATATCATCAAATCTCATAACGTTCCATAGTGTGATAATTTTTTCCTGCTGTAATTTTGGTCGGATAACCATCTACCTCAAGTATTTTTTTAATATCATTCAATATATTTTCACCATCTTTTTTACAATAATCAAAAAGAAAAGCATCATAATTATACAATATCAATTTACTTTTCTTATTCTGTAAACTTTCTTTTAAGGCTGTTATCAAGCTCATATTTCTTTCAGTTTCCATTAACTGAATCATATAATTAAATAATTTATTTGGATTCATATCAAATAAATTGCTTTTAATAAACCTTCTGTTATAAATATCGGAAACCACTTGTTTTTCCTTATTATATGTGTTCCAAAGTGTATTAATATACTGATTAACTCCATCAAAATATGGTATTTGTTTTGCTATTTCATCTGTAATACCACCATATAGATATTTAAAACTTAACTTTTTAGAATCTTCATAATTTGTATTATACTGTTGCGCAAAATATTTATGTACAGATTCTTTTGGTAAATCATATCCTATTTTATTTCCAACTAATCTTAAATGGTATGAATCAAAATCATATTCTACTAGCATACCTTCATCTTTAAATCTACTAACAAATCGTTCCCTACTTCCATCCTTTTTATTTAATGCCGCATAATTTATTCCCCCAAAACTATTTGAAGGACGTCCTGTAGAAGTTAATAAATTATATTGAGTATATTCATATCCATTTTCTGTATATAATCCACCTGATTCAATGAAATTTAAATTATCAATCATCTCATTATTATATTCATCAAAATTAAAATTATCTAGAATATATTCTGCATATTGAAATGCAAACCTACAATATTCAAGATGTTTCAATATTGGAATATATTTATTTAAATCTTCAATATTAAAGTAATTCATCTGATACCACTTATGTGTTTCAAAATTAAATAATTCATCAACTATATAATGTCTATTACTTACCGAATGTAAATAATAATGTAGATCAACATAATTTTGTAACTTAATTTGATGAAGAGCTTCTTTTGCTCCAAATATATACGTTTTTTTAAAGTTTAAATTTATATCTGTAATATCTACTTTTTTAGCATCACTATTTGAAATATTAATCAAATATTCATTTTCAAAATCATTTAAATATACTGTAGAAATTGGATTGAATAAACTATGCCTATTAATATCATCATATATAAACTGTACGAAAACTTCTTTGTTTTCTAATTTAGAATATAACTCATTTGCTATATTATTAGTTTCTATTATTTGTATTTTATTCAAAATATAACCTTATTTTCTTCTTTAGACCATTCACTATGTTTGGCAAAGAAAAATACTATTAAAGTCCACCTATTACCTGTAGTAATGGGTTCTACACTATGTATAACATTTCCATCAAAAAAAAATCCACATCCTTTTTTTAATTCACTTTTTCTTTTTATCTCTTCATCTTCTATAAATAAAATGTCGCCGCCATCATATTCAAAATAATTTGACAAGTGTATTGTAGAAGATACAACTGCATCATCAATATGCCAAGGTAATTTTTCTCTCGCACCTACTCCATACTTTCTAACAAAAAACTCTACATTACTAATATTTGGATACTTATCATACGCAATTTTTATTATATTTCTAATCTCTGAAACAGTACATAAGTTTTCTATATCTTTTTGTAAGTAGGTTATCTGCCAATCAGGTAAACCATCTACACTATCAAGTATCTTATCATTTACATATCTATTTGTATAATCTATTAATGATTTACAAGATTCATCTGATAATAAAACTTCTGTTTCAAACGTTGTATTATTTGAATAATAACACTCTTCTATAGCTAACCTACGATGGTCATCATAAGAATAGGTATCTATAATTTTAGAAAATATGTTCCAAGCTTCTTGACTCAATGAATATAACCTTTATTTTTAACTATATATATTTATTTATAGTATTTAATATAATTATTAATTAATGCTTTTAAACCTTTAAATTCTTTTTCAGCTAATAAAACTGCCTTACTATTAGAACTCATTACATCAAATCTATCACCTGTTAGCTTCCAATCTAAAGTATAATATGTATATAAAGAATCTATATTCATAAAAGTTCTTTTAATTTCAAACGGAACTTTTTCACCAATTTTTTTAGCAAAAAATCTCGTAAAAAATCCATTAACATAATCTATATCTAATGGAAGTTGTTTGCCTGATTTTACTGGATTAATAAAATTAAAATCATTTGTTAACACTTGATATTTTTGTCTATCATCTTCAACGTCTATTTCGTTAACTGGATTTATAATTACAGAACTTTTATCATGAGTTTTTCCAGTCATATATACTATTTGTCCCGAATTTAAATAATGTAAATGGTGCTCAAGTCCCGCAGGTACAAATCCACCATCTCCAGAATATACAAAACTCTTTGGTTTTATTTTACCTAAAGATTTTTCTTCTAAACTTTGTTTTAATATTCTATGTATTCTAGCCACTCTGAGCTTTCCGTTCTTCAGTTTCCGCTTCACGTTTAGTCATTAACATATATCTACTCATAGCTCCACCTAACAATACGTTAGTTTCATCTCCCCATTCTGTTTTTAATTGATTGAAGAAATCATCATCAGCCTTACTCATCGAATCATTTATTGGTGCTAAAAGGTTAGGGTCTACACTTAACTTATTCACAAGAATTTGTTTACTTGGAAGATATCTCATAGTTCCAGTTATATCAGTAGTCCATTTGTTTTCAGATATATTATGTGTTATCCCACTTATCATAAAGCAAGTTTGTTTTCTAAATTTTTCTGGTATATATGATATATTAAATTTATTACCCCAATTTAATCCTGCTACTCCTAGCACCTTAAAAGTTAATTTAACTGGTTCTAATAATCGTGTAGTTTTACCTGTTACAAGTTTTTCATCTACCATTATCTGATTATTCAAATAAAATAACATCCTTGAATGATACCCAGGATACATCTTACCTTCGGCATCTATGGCCATTCCAAATTTATATGATAATTTTGTAGGATCCGTATTAGCTCTCTTAACTTGCCAATCTTCTCCAAATTGAATTTTCGATAATCTTTCACCTATATCACTTACTACACCGCTAGTGCTCTTCCAACCATTAGCTATAAATGATTGAATCTGTTCATCAGCAATCGTAAACTTTGATTTTGGTAATTTATATGTGCTAAAAATTTCTCCTGGTTTTATTTCTCTAGTTCTTGCATACACTCCACTTCTACTGATACTACTGCAAATTTTTATTTTCCCTCTTTGAAATGTAGGTTTAACCAATATCTTAGAATTAGCTGTCTCTTGTTGTGTCAATACTGTAATTAATTGATTATCTATATTATTACCAAAATTACTATTTGCCAAAGCTTCTTGTCCTGATTTATTATTTGCAAACATCATAGCTAATCCAGCTGAATCTGGTACAGTTACCGTTAACTGTTGGCTTATTACTAAAGGATCATGTATAGCATCTCCTACGCTAACACGCCCAAATGATGGAAAAGTATATATTGGTGTATTTGTTTTATGTTCTGTTTTAACGGCAGGAGGATCTATTTCTTGTATAGAATTAAGTTCTATTGTAGATAATTTTGTATCAGTTGACATTTGATCAAATTTCCAAAATCCCGTATATTCTCTTTCAATAATACTATATAACTTTTTTAATCCTATATCTACTGTCGGTGCATTAATAAAAGCCTCTTGAATAACTTTCCAATGTAATACCAATCTTCTTACAGATCCTTTTAAATCCTTACTAACTGGTACATCAATCTCTCTTTGATCATACATATCTGCTTGCCCAATAGCTCCACCTTGTTCGATTAATTCTCTATGAACTTTTTTTGCATCATCTGACATTAAATTTCTTACTTCCCTAGATAGAAATTGTTGTTCATCTGATAAATTATTACTATCAAATGGTAATGCTGCTTCTGATAATTTAGTATACTCTTTTACAATTGGTTGGTATGTATCTAATACATCTAATTTATTCTTTATTTGTCCAGTATCTCCTCGCCCTGTCCTTGTATAGGCTTTTTCTTCTTGAATAGTCTTTTCAAATATTTCTGCGGTTCTTCCTGGTATAATAAATTTTGATGGATCAGTTGTATATAAACTTTCATGTGAATTTAATATATTTGGAAGTCCCTCATGATCTGTAGATTCTATTTTAAATGTTTCTCCAATTTCTGAACCTACCATTCCATATGCAATTGATAATATATTATCTTCCATCCATCCCCAAGTACAATATGGTCCTAAACCCACATCATCAATAACTCCATTATGGCGGTCTACTTTCTTTTTTGTTTTTTCTTTTGAAATGGGATCAATTATGACATAATTTGTTCTAGTGTTCCACGGATAATCATTTTTATAAAATATACCTCGTTTTTTTATACTATCGAATCCCGTATCTATTTCAACTTTTTTTATGTTTCGTTTTCCCAAACGAAACAAGTTTCCTTCTTTAAATTCTGATTTACTACCAAGTCCTTTCTTCCCGTTACTTCCAACGGCTAAACAATATCTAATCATATACTCTTTTAATTTACTAAAAAAATCTTTTGGAGTTGCTGTATTAAATTTTAGCTGATTTTCTATTATTTTTTCTGTATCAAGTCCCGCTGCTTTTGAAATCTGGTTTTTAACTGCTTCCTTTGAAGCTTCGATACTATCTAGAGAAACTCCTTTTTTAGTTTTTTTAATTTCTTCAGGTTTTTCATAATAACCAATTGTATAGTTTGTGGTAGCTTGAATATTCTTTTTAAAAAGAGTAGAATTAGATAACATTTCTATACTAAATTCAAATCCACCTGCTTCATTCACACTATACTCATATGTTTTTGTACAACCTATTACTGCGTCATTTTCTCCTGTTGATTTTCTATGAGTATTTACAATATCATACAATTTTTGCACATCTGTTTGAGCAAAAAATTGTGTTAAATTAATTAATTTAGTATTACCTTTTGTTTTAGTAAATCCCCATTCTAATAACCAATAATTTCCTGGAGTAAATAAAAAAGGTAAATAAGTTTCCAAGTTATCTATACTTGGTATAACTCCTTTAAGAGTAATAACAGAGATTAATCCTTCTCCTAACCCTCTTTGTTCTACAGTTAATCCTGTTAAGCCTGCGGTTGGTTTTCCTTGCCTTTTTGTAGGATTATATTCAAGACTTGGAGGTCCTACAGTACTATTTTCACCAAGATTGCCCCCTTTGAGCATTAACATATTTCTTACAGCTTGAGCGTCTTGTGGTGATTCAGCCCAAGTATCTTTATCAAAATCAGTTAACAAAGGAACTGCACGAATATATATAGCTTTTACTGCTTCTTGCTCAGATGCGCTTGCATTTTTGCTTCTATCAGCTAAATTCTTACCACGACGTTCTAGAAGGGCTCTTACATTAGGACTTATATCGGAAAGTAATGCATTTTCCATTAGTAACCATTATCTTGTATAATTTCATTTAATCGAGTTGGATTAGGTATTCTTACTACATCTAAACTTTTATCTATACCAAATCCTCGTATACCTGTATTATTTGCTTTAGCTATAACCCACCACAAAGATTCATCATCATAATATTCTTTAGCAAGTGCACTTAATCCAACTCCATCAACTCGATATACAAAAATATCTGTATCATCTACTTCTATGCGTGGTAATATTTTAGATACAAAAGATTTTTTTCCTTCTTTATCTATTTTTATTGTATTTTCTGTTTTATATCTACTCATTATCCTAACAATCTATCTCTAATTGAATTAAATTTATCGGTATTCTTCACTGGTGCACTTATTCTACCTGAATAATCACCTCTTCCACCCATAGCATGAGATGGTGCGTTATTACTTTTTTCTACATCTGCAATTGTTGTATTTACTTTTTCATTTAATGGACCATCTTGATCCATATAAGGTAAACTATAATGTTTACTTAGTGCTTGTAATTTATTATCTCCAATATACTGAAAATCTACTGATGCTTCTATATATTTAGGTAATTCTAAGTTAGGATTAATATCCCAAGGTGATTGATCGGGTACTGTTAATGAAATATTATTTACCAACCCAGGAGTCTGTTTAAACATTCCACCAATTGTTAATTTAACTAATGGTGCTACCATTTGTCCACCACCGATACCACCTTCTTGATATTTTGCAGGATATGCCAACCCAACAAGGTAATTTAATTTTTCCCAACCAAATATTAATTCTTGTTTTGTAAAAGCAGCAACTTTAAATGTGAAGTTAATATTTCGTATAGCTCCTTTATACATATAAACTTGATCAGGACGTCCAAGATATCTTATTGAATCCCATTCAGGACGAATTGTATCAGTTATTGCTCCTAACACTGCTCTAAACTGAATATGCTTCTTATTAACCGTATCATGAAATGCAAAACTAACAAAATCATCTCTTAATTTATCATCCTCGTGGTTAGGTCTATGTAAAGTAACTTGATCAGATTTAATAGATGGCTTCATTACTCCAAAATCGGGATCTTCTCTATAACCTGTTAATCCATCTTGCCCACGTCCTTCAGAATATTTTCCTAATGTTTCTGCTTTTTCTTTTTGTAAAAATGCACCTACTGACTCTTCTCCTGCCAATTTAGCTGGATGCCATCCACCTAATCCTTTACTATCTGTTTGTAGTTGAGAATATGGTAAAACTCTGTATGATATTTGTCTATGTGCACCATCAGTATTTAAACCATTCCCCAATATATCCTGATCTCGATATAATGTATCAGGGTTTTTCATTAATATATTTGCTTGTGATTCATCAATTAAAGATACACGACTAATATGTACAAAAGAAAATATCTTACTTTCCGCGTGTAAATGCGTACCATATCCTGCTCGTTTACCACCACCTAGAGTTTCAACCTCACTACGGACAAATTGATTAACATCTCCCAAACTATATCCATGTTGTGTTGATGGCCCATAATATGGCGCTAATATATTATACTTATTTAAATTATTTGGAGGACTTACTTGTGATACAACTACAGCATTTTTTTGAAATGCAGCTTGTATAGAATTAGTTACAAATTTAGAATCTATACCTAATCTTTTACCAACATAAACTCCTAATTTATGTGTTTGTGTATTTACCGCCTCTGAAAACTTTTGCTGTGCAACATTATTTATAGTATCTACAAGTATGTTTACTCCAGTATTAACTACAGCACTTGATATTTTCGCAAAGTCACTTTTACCAAATTTTATATTAGAATTAAATCCACCAAAGAAATCAGAAATTGCATCTGTACCCTGATTTACTAAAGATTTTGCTCCTGCCCCTAATAAATCACCAAATGCTCCACCAAGTGATTCTGCTGCAAGTTTTTTAAAGTCTGATTTAACCGCTTTAATTGATATATTTCTTGGATCAGTAAATGCTTGTTCTACAATAGACATCATTTGATTTTCAAATGCTGGCTGTATCCTTTTTGCAAATCCAGATCCAATAATACCAAATGCAGACTTAGTTTGTGCTTCTACATTCTCATTATTCAATCTAAATTTATTAGGTGCTAAATTAGGAAAATTTTCTGTAAGATAAGTACTTCTAGTTCCACCTATATCTATAGCAAATCTACCATAAGCTTCTTCCTTCTTACTTCTAGTAATCTCATGTCTTTCTATATGAAATCCAGGTATTAAAGAACCTCTTATTCCTATTGGTGAAAATCTTGTATTATCACTTTTATAAACTTTATATACTCCATTTGCAGCTGTAAGTCCTGCGAATGATTTTGGCATAGTATTATAAGATTGCAGCATAGCTTGATTTGCTATAAATAAAGCTCCTTCTTGTGAATCTAAAAATGCACCAATTCTAAGTATGTGATCACTTATTTGTGTAACTGGAAAAGTTACTTCTCTTCTTATTTCTTGGGATATATAAGGTTGTGTATGTATAATATCTCCTACACTAAAATCTGATATTTTAAATTTTGTTTGATTTCTATCAATAGAAAGAGTATCAGATGTTTGATTAGAAAATGTTTCTTTTACTTCTTTTGGTAATAATTGTGGGAATTCACCTTGCTTTGGAGGGTTTATTGATTCAAATGGTTTAGATTTACTATAGCCAGTTTTTCCGAACGCTTCTGATAAATTTGTTTTTATATCTAATATGCTCATTGTTACCTTGGCCTACCTTTATTTATTGCTCTTACACTATTTTCACTCGTTTCATATAGTGCTGCAACAATAGTTGAAAATCCATTCTGTAATTCATCAACTACTGGTTTTTGATTAACTTGTAATAATTCTCCTGTAGGAACTGTTAAGGCTTGGGATGCAGTTCTTCTACCCACTGCTGTTGCTCCAACTCCACCAAGATCAGCACTAATTATCTTTAATAGTTCAGGTTCACTTAATCCAAAAGTTTCTGCCATCGTTTTTCTTACTAATGGTCCTATCGTATTAATTCCACCTAACTCTTGTACTGTATTTCTTACTTGATTTACAATTTCTCTCTGAGCTTCATCTGCTTTACCAAGAAAATTTAATCTAATAGCTTCTTCATAATTTATCTGTCTACCAAGCATAGCAGAAAGTTTAAACTGTCCAGTTATAGCACTTTCTACATCAAGAAGTTTATCTGAAATTTTTGCTGTTGTATCAAGAGATAAACCTAATTGTTTAGCAAATATTAATGCTTGTTGTATATTTTTTGCACCTTCATCAGTATATCTTGCAAAAAATTCGGCATTAGTAGCAACTTCTTTAAATGCAACATTTACTAATACACCAGCTTCAATAGCCGCTGCTTTCATATTTTTCTGTACTTCTTTAGAATCAAGTACTAATCCATCAAACAATCTGGCTAACTTAGCCACATCGTCTACACTAGCACCATTTAATTTTGCAAATTCAGCTACATTTTTTATAGCTTGTCTAGATGCTGCATTTATTGTTCCATACTCGTCAGCAATTGCTTTTGCAGATTGCCGTACTTTTTCACCATCAAATTGTAAAAGAAAACTACTCCTCTGTGCTTTTTGAATTTCAAAAGCTAATTCTGCAGATTGCCCTACAGCTCCACCTATTTCTTCACGAACTTTACTCCAAGTTCGTAAAAAATCAGCACCAACTATGGCAATTGCTGCAAAGATTAAAGTAAGAGGATTCATCCCTGCCACCATAGCTCTTACTGTAGCAAGTACCCCTTTTAATTGATTATACAAGCCCGTCAGAAATTCTAACTGACCCATAATAGCATCTCTAGCAGCGAGCTGTCCTTTGAGTGCTCTCCTAGAAGCATCATCTGATTCATCAATAGCTTCTGTACCTTCTTCTTGTGCTCTTGTCTTTTGCTCTTCCATAACTGCCATTTCATCAGTTATGCCTAACAACTCACGCATAAATCCAGGTAATTTACTGGCATGTTCTGCACTCTTTGCTAATAAGCCTTCAAGCTCCGCTACTATATCTTTGGTATCTTTTAGATTTTCTGCCATAATTTATTCCAAACTGTAAAACCTAAATTAAAATTTATTTTATGCCGTATTTACTCAAAACAGCTTTTTCATAATTAGCATAATTACCATATTTTTTAATCATTTTTTGTCTGATTTCTTTTTTCTTTTTTTCAAGAACTTCTAAGTCTTTAGCTAAAGATGGATCATCTTTTTTTAACTTATTAATAGCTGCTGATTGAGAACCTTTGGCTATTGCACCAAAAATTTTCTGAAGTGCCTTATCTATTATTCCTTCTGAAATCTGTTTTTTGGACATTATAATCTTTCGTCTGTTTAATATAAATATAAAAATTGTTACTTTTTAAATGGAATATTAGATTGTTGACGCATCTTCTCTAACTCTGCGTTTCTGTCTTTATATTCTTTTATAGTTCTTTTTAAATAGAACTTTCTGAGGTATATAGGTAGGTTATAGCCTTCCGTAAAAGAAAAGCCACCATTTGTATTAAAAATTAATTGAAAGATTTCTTCGTGTATATTTACCGAATCACTTGACTGTAGGCCAAAAAAACGTAACGGTCATAGGGACCGATACTTTTCTCCTTTCACCATTAGATAATGTAACTTCCGCTTCCATATCTAAATCTGGCGTTACAGTAGCAACATGCTTCCTAAATGCCAACGTATCTCGTGATAAAAATTCATTATCAACGAAGTTATTAATATATGCTTTATCTGCTTTTCCATCTACTGAAGTTATTATATGTTTAAGACGTGTACTAACTTCTTTATCAATACTTACTCCAGCCTTTTTCAATGCTTCCACCTCTTCACGTATACTAGCATCATCTTTCTGTGTTAATAATTTGAATGTCAATTCTCTTTTAGCAGAAGGAATTTTATACTCGAAACTATTTATTCCACGTTCAACTTTTGAAAAATCTATATCTCTAGTTTTTAATGTACTTAAATCCACAGTTCCAGTTTCATTACCTAAAGTAAATTCATATTCATTACCATATGCAAGAACACGAGCACTTATAAACAATGCATTTTTATCTCCAAGCAACATAGTATCTAAATCAATATCTTTATCTACAATCAATGCCTTTAAAAGTACATCTAATACTATACCTTGTTCTATCAAGTTTACAGAAGTAAGAATATCTTCTTCTTTTGCTGTCATATATTTTATTTCTACTTTACCCGTAGAAAGAGGATTTTCTTTAGGATAAAAATATCCTTTAGACGGTAATTCCACTACTTCAGTAGGGAATTTGTTCTCATTAGCCATAATTGACTCCTATTTTGAATTATATCAATAACCAATTATAAGTATAACCTTTATGTACGAAATAACAAATTTACTTTTTGCTTGGGGCGAATTTCTCTTTAATTGGTTTAAGTAACATATCAAATAAGATATCGTCATATTTTGTTGGGGTCATTTTCACGATTTTTTCTAAAGCGTAAATAACTACCAAAACATATTCCCAATTTGCTGCTATCCATTCAGTCATTTTTATTCTCCGATTTAATTAAAAGTTTAAGATTGCGTAATCATATGTTAACTGAACTGTGATATCTGCTACTTCGCTTGAATTATATTCTAATGTATTCCAGTTAGCTTGTGATATAAAAGCTCCCTTTAAATTCCATTCCTCAACGATATCTCCAGTCGGACCTAACATATTAAAAGTTACGTCTTTCTTATAAAAATCTGCATACCCATCACGACCTGTTACTGATTCATGTGAAAGTCTAATCCATTCAATAACTGATTGTGCACCTGATGGTACAATTGGATCATACAGAGTTAATTCTACAGGCTGCCAAGTTGCTTTACCTTTAAGAAACCTTTTTACATTAATATGATCTAATGTAATAGTTTCAAACTGTACGCTTGGTCTATTTGCTGCCTTTACTAAAAAAGAAGGTATTCCATCAATGTACCATATATACCTATTTTTAACCTTTGGTTCGAAGGTTGTAAAGAAAATCTCTTGTGCTGATAAAACATCTGGCATTTCTATCTCCAAATTAAAATAATATTTTTCACTTCAATTATAAATATCAACTAACTATAAAAACGATATTCGTATTTCTTCATAGTTTTTTCATAGTTTTATTAATATTTACTTCTCTATAAAATAAATATAGAAAAAACAAAAAACCCCTCAAATACAAGAGGGGTTTTTTGATTATACGCCAACTTTATTTATAAGTCAAACTTATTCAGGGAATGATGCTCCAGTTGGTAATACTACAAAATCTAACACTATAAATTCTGCAGTTCTTGTAGGTTGTAATAGAATTTGTCCAACAAGACGATTTCTATCAATCACATCAGGTGTGTTATTGGAATCATCCATAACAACTCTAAAAGAAGTTAACCCACGAGCCTGTTGAATTGATTCAAGATATGGATTTACAATATTCAAGAATCTATTTCTTGTCTGAACATCATTTTGTTCAAATACTAAGAATCTTGAAGCAGAAGCAATAAACTTCTTAACTGTAATCAACAATCTACGAACATTAATTCTATCTAATGCTGAAGGTAATCCTTGTAATGTTTTCTGTCCAAATACAGAAAATCCTTGTCCTGTAAAGTGAGCTATAGGATTAATTCTAGCATCATATAGATCATCTCTTTCAGGTCCTCTTAACTTTTTCTCTGCACCTTGAACCATACCTAATCCACCACGATTTAACCCTGCTGGTGCGAACCATTCACTTGCTACCGCATCATTATTAGCAATTGCATGAGCAATTACTACTGAAGGCGGCGCCCAAGTCATACCATTCACATTACCTACTACCTTAACCCAAGGATAATAAACACCTGCATAATTTGTATCTAATGGTTTAACAGTTGTCTTTGTAGTAGAAATTGAATCTCCATAAGCACTTGGATCGAGTACAAAAAATGCATCAGCTCTATCTTCAACTGCTGACAATGCATAATTGGTAATAGATGAATGCTGATTATGATTTACACCAGGCATCAACAATAGATTAAAATCTATTCTCTCTGGTTCTTTAATAGTATCAACCGCTCTCTTATACGCAGTATATCCAGCTGCTGAAGTACTATTAATATTAAATCCTTGAGTATTAGTTGCTGATATATTCAATCCAGTATTAATTGCTGTATGTGGATCGTTTCCATCAAATCCCCATTGGAAAGGAACTTTAAATTTCCTTTGACTTTTATGTGAATTAGTAAGAGTTATTAGAGTACTTGCATCTGCATATGTGCTTGTACTAAAATTAGTACCAGTATTTGCATTACCCTTCATATCTTCAAGACTCATTGATAATTGAGCACCAACACCCAATGTAGCACCTGTAGCATTTGCAGGTATCGGAGCTAAGAAGTTTCTATTATCTTCATCTTTAAAATCAAATCCATATGCTTCTGGTACCATTTTTAGATTACCATGTTTATCATTTTGATGTGTTGTCATACTTGCAGTTACTACTGCACTTACATTTGAATACATTGAATGACCTGTTCCTGATGGTCCAGTTGCTCCTGCTACGGCAGGTGGTTGTACTGGTAAATTTACTGCACTATGTCCCATTGGAACTAATGATTTAGCTACTATACCATTTTTAATATCAACATAATCACCAACTCTTATCCAATCTGATTTATTAGGATAATCACCATATTCTGTTATATCTCCATTGGAATCCGTTGTCATAAACTTATCTCCAATTCGTCTTGCAAAAAAGTTAGTAGCACTTGGATCCATACTACAATCAGGAAATTCTTCAATTTTCTGTCCTTGTTTATCACCAACTTCATCATACTGTTTAACAACTACAGTAAATGTACCATAATCTGATCCTGGTACATCTGCTGGAGGAACAATGTTATTTATTTCAACATAACATATTTTATTAGCTCTAGTTCCTGCACTTCTTGTATAGCATCTAAATAAATCTTGTCTTGTTGAACCAACCAATTGTGATTGTATATATGGTGTTCTTGCAGTAGAAGCTTCTTTATTACCCGTCCAAGCAGCTGCTTGTCCTGTATTACCATATGAAGTTGAACCACTTGTAAAATTAAGAGAGCCTGTTATAACATATACTGCCTTAGAGGGTAGTCCATCTGTTAAATTTGCTCTAAAATTACTTGTTTTTCTGAAATGAGAATGTACATAAAAAAGTGCACTTGTTCCACCAGCGCGTGTTATCGCTTTTGAATCTGTAGGTAACACCTTATCTAAATATTCTCCACTAGATGAATCAAACGACATTCCTACATCTACTTGTGAATAATTGCTAGATGACATATTCAAATCCCATGAACTAGCTGAATATTGAGTAGATGTTGCCCAACTAATGTTAGTAGCATCGTGTGTTCCTTCTGCTGGAGCAAGTACTGCTAACAACGCACTACCTGATTCTGATTGTTGGCCAACCCCTTGATTAGTAGCACCGTCGCTACCAGAAGCATATACATATATTGCTTCTCCAGCTCCATAATGATATCCATCTAAATGTAATGTTCTTACAACCGTTAATGAAGTTGCACCACCTTCAAAATACTGCCTTGCAGTTATAGGTACAAAATATTCATTTTTATCCTCTGTATTATCACCAAAAATTCTATTAAATTCACTAATACTTGTTACAGTAGTTGGTGTAAATGCAGGTCCTTTTTCTGTAGGACCAACAATTGCTGCGCCAATGCCAGAAATTCCTTGAGGTAAAAATGATAAGTCGCGTTCTTCTGTAAAAACGCCAGGACTAATAATTGTTTCCGCCATTATTGTCTCCCTTATCTGTTTACGTTATTAAAGTTTAAAATGAGATTATAAATTTTATTTAAAAAAACTCAATTATAAATATAAAGAGAATTTTCAAAAAGATGTGTTTTGATCAAATTTATTAACTTTGTTTCGTAAATTCGTTAGTTTTAGTATCATAACTACCCTCACCATACTTTTCCTGTAGTTTTGCAAGAGATTTTTGCTCTTCTTGTTGATTTTTAACATAACTATCTTGAGTCTCTTGTTCAGTAATATCTAATCCATCTAACTGTCGTTGTAAGATTAATCGTTGTACTGCAATTTGCCCTAGTGTTTGTTGTAAATTAACATAAGTAGCACTTATTGTTTTAAGTTCATTAACTTCTTCTTCAGTAAATTGAACTTTGTCTTTTTTTGCCATATTATACTCCTATAATAGTTTTGTATTCTTTTAATCCTGTTTTTAAATTATACTCTGGTTTCCAATCTGGTAACCACTTAGTTTTGTCTGATTTAGTGTTAAATTGATAACCTGTAGGTATTTTAGATTCTTCATAATAATTATAACCTATACTTAAATTTTTTAAAACTTCTTCAAAAGTATTACTTTCTCCTGTTCCAACATCATATATTCCTGATTCTATTTTATCTAAACAATGTATATTAGCACTTACTACATCCTTTATATATACAAAATCTCTTTTTGGTTGCTTAATAATAGTTGAACCATCTTCTTGTTTAATAACTTTTTTAGGAAATAATTTAAACTTTTCTTTTAATGCTAATGGTGAAAGTACTTTTTTATCCTGTCCATTTAGCATAGCTTGATATGCTACTGATGCCATTTTACCTTTATGACTTTCTCCTTCTCCATATACATTAAAATATCTTAATGCAATAAAATTAGTACATTTTGCTACTCCATAACACTCAGTTACATATTTACTCCAACCATATAAATTTGTAGGCATACCAGCGGTTTCTGTTCCATAACAAGCAGCTGAAGATGAATATACTATTGGTATTTTAGAAATTTCAGCTAAATCAAATAATACTTTACTAAATTCAAAATTATATTTCATCATAAAATTAACATCTTTTTCCATAGTATCTGTTATAGCACCTACATGAAAAATTATATCAATTTTATCTAAAGCCTTAAATAAACTGGTTTCCCAACCTATATAATCCATATAATTTTGTTCTATAGTTGTTACAGAAGCAGCCCCATTATCTAATAAAGCTGCTTGTAAGTTTTTACCTATAAATCCTTCGCTACCCGTTAATAATATCCGCATATTCTTTCTCATACCAAAAAACATCATCTCCATCATATCTATGATCGGGACGATAATATTCTAACAATTCTTTCATACTTCTTACTTTTAAAAACATTTTTTCATCTTCTTCTTTATATTCATCATCATACTCACCTTGCCATGCAGATTCTCTACCAATATGTTCTGATGCCCCTGGTAATACAGCTATTATTTCTTTAGTGTGTGGTCCAGGAGCTGCTTCTGCATAATCCATTAAATACCAATCCAACCCACCATGCCAATTTAAATTATCGTGTCCACCATTATGATGCATCCATATTGGCATCATTTTTAGAAAATCTTCTATCCTTAACATCATATGACACCCACGAGTATGACTTTTTAATATCCAATCTCCATCTACATTCATAACATCATGTTCTGGACTATTATGATATGTTACCATCCAAATATATGGTGAAGAATCTAATTTTTCTATACCTGTAGTTAGTGGTTCTTTAATTATCATATCATGATCTATATTCATATAATATTCACAATCATCAAAAAACCCAGTTTCCCAAACTCTATTAGTTCCCAATCTACATCCAAGATTATACGGCATATCATATATTACAACATCTATTTTTTCTCCTGCCTTTTTTATAATTTCTAAAGATTTCTTTTTTTCCTCTGGATCAGAAGATTGTTCTAATAAAAATAGTTTATCTCTCTTATCCATAGTTTTAATCAAACTATCAATAGTTTTTTCAAGATAATCTGCTCGATTATAACTAAAACATACTATTCCAACACGATGTTTTTTATTTATAGGTTTTAAATAATTAATATTTCTCTTTTTCTTACTAACAAGGTAATTTCCTATTACAAGATAATCCATATTATTTCTTATAAAACAATTTATAGCATTTCCTGGATCTTCTACAATTGGTTCTCCATTATCATTAAAAGAAGTGTTCAAAATCACTGGAATACCAGAAAGTTTTTCAAATTCTTTTATAACTTGCCAATATTTTTTATTTGTATCTTTAGATACAGTTTGAAGTCTTGCAGTACCATCAATATGAGTAATAGCTGGTAATCTCGTTTTCCATTCTTCTTTAACATCTGAAATTAATAACATATGAGGACTTTTTGTTGTATGACTAAAATATTTATGTGCTTCTTCTTCCAAACAACTTGGAGCGAATGGTCTAAACCATTCTCTGTGTTTTACAGAACTATTTATCCTATCTTTCATATCAGGATTTCTAGCATCTGCTAAAATACTACGATTTCCAAGAGCCCTTGGTCCTGTTTCTGATGCTCCTTGGAACCAACCTACTATATTTTGCTCATATATTAATCGAGCAGTCTCTTCAATAATTTTATTCATAGGAAGTTTTTTATAATCAATATTCGAAATATTAGCTGTAATCTTACCTAAAATTTCTTTATCACTATACTCTTTTCCTAAATAAACATCTTTTTTCATTATAATTCCCTATAACCATAAAACGCGCAACCTATAGATACACCACTATCGTCTGTTGCTGGTATTATATAAATATTATTAAAAATTTCAGAATCAATTATTTTTTGATTTACAATAGAATTTAAAAAACACCCACCTGCCAACACTAAAGTATCGCAATTTTTTAAAAATTTTGCTTTTTTAACTAAAAACATTATAGCATTTTCAAATTCCATTTGAACTTTAAGACTAAAATCTGCCATATCATTGTGTGTTTTTATATTAGAAAAATCAAAATCATTCCAATCCCAAGTTTTAAATTTTAAAGTTAATTCTCCATTTAAATCTTCTGGAATATTAATAAATGGTTCTGGCCAACGTTTTTGTACTGTTTTTTCATTTCCATATCCAGCTAATCCCATTAATTTTCCTGAACAAGTATTAAAAGTACCTAAGTTTAATTTTAGTCCAGCGTTTTCATAAAAAGCTCCTAATGAACAGAATGTATTTAAATTATCTGAAATTGGATTTGATATTTTCGGAGTTTTATATTGATATAATGTTTTTAGTTCTGTTTGATTTATATCAAATATAGTATGTGCTTCAACCCTATTTTTTTCTCCATCTTTATAAAAAATACTACCGCCCATATCTACTACTAAACCTACAGCCTCTTCTTTTAAACCAAAAAAGTCATATGTTGATATAACATGTGCAGTATGATGTTTAATTGAATTTTTAATTGGTACTACTGAATTTACGCTCTCTTTTAACTCATTATAATCTTCTTCATACTCATGTTGGGTACATATTGAATATGTTATATTATCTATATTATCTAATTGTGTATTTGTTGTTGAAAGTATATAATCTAAAGCTTTTTTTGGAAATTTAAGATCAAATCCATCATGCTTTAATCTACTTAATCTTTCTTGACATATACTATTAACTAATACACCATCTTTTACTAAAGATACCCCACTATCATGTCCAATATGTATTCCTAATGAAGTTTTACTCACGGAAATTTCTCCAATACCCATAATATGCACATCCTATTGAAATACCAGTATCATCTGCTGCTGGTATTATATATACATTCTCAAATAACCCACTATCAACTATTTTTTGATTTACTGTGGAATTTAGGAAACTTCCACCTGCTAAATAAAGATTTTCATTTGGTGCTAAAAGATTTGCTTTTTTAATTAGAAATAAAATTGCTCTTTCAAATTGTAATTGTACTTGTAAAGCAAAATCTGCCTGAGTTTGGAAATCTTCTTCTCGTAAATCATATTTATACCACTGCATTAAATTTTGATTCTCCTTATCTCTTGGAATATAGAAATCTCCATATAAACTTTCATCTATTCGAATAAAATCCCTATGGATTGGCTTTCCCATCTTATCAAATAAATTTTCTTTTTTACCATATGAAGCCAGCCCCATTAATTTACCTGCTGAAAATCCATCTTTTCCCAAACCAACTACTCCACAAGCCATTTCATAAAAAGCCCCTAAAGAGAATCCAAGATAATCAGTACCAGGGTTTGTTGGAAAATAATTATGGTAGTGTTTATAAACTGTTTCAAATGTATTTTTTTCTATTTTATATATTGAAGCATTTTCTGCGTTAGTATTATCTACATTATATTTTTGTCCTAATCTACTAACATGCCAATGATATGCTATATCACCACCATTATCTACTATTACAGCAGTTCCTTTCTTACCAGGAAATGAATAATATGTTGAATATGCATGCATTAAATGGTGTAATCCATATGTTAATTTTAAATCTGTAATTCCCATTTTATGAAATTTTTGTTGATGTTGTAAAACATAATCTACTCCATGTCCTTCTCCAGGTCCATTATAAACTACTGAATTTACTTGTGGTAAATCAATAGAATTACAACCTAACACATATTTCATAGATTCTAAAGGTAGTCCATTTTCACATTTATCATGTTTAGATCTTGATAATCGTTCCTCTGCTATATTAGAAATTAATTCTCCATTAATACATAAAGCAGCACTTGCATCATGTCCAATATTAATTCCTAAACTAATATAATTTTCTTTTACTTTTTCTATTTTACTTTTTTTAGATTCAACTTCTTTTATCGCATCAATAACCATATCCGTTGTTATTTTTTTAGTACATTCCCATTTTCTTGAAGTTGAATCTAAGTTTGGGAATCCTGAAAAATCATCTTCTTGTTGTAAAGGACAGAAATAATTATCAAAATTCCAATCTATTTCTTCGTTATGCCAACATCCAGTACAAACATTTTCATCTTCTTCTAACGAAACTCTTACTGTTTTTGATTTTCCATCAAAAAATTTATGAGTATGTCCTGTTATCATAATAGACCAAACTCCGAGAGAATGAGCTACCCAATATAATCCTGAACTCCCCCCTATAAAAAATTCTGAATGTTTTATATCAAATACTCTCTCTTCTATCGAAGTATCTTTTGGTTTTGTAATTACTCCCTTTGGAATTTTAAAATATTTTTCTCCATCCGATTCCCTTGAACAATTTACAACATCATAACCTTTATTTTTTAAATAATCAACTAATTCTTGCCAACCATCATTACCTTTATAGTTCCACATCTTTGCTCTAGCAGTTGCAAATGGAGCTATTGTAACATATGGTTTTTTAGAAGGTAATTTAAAATCTTTATATACTGTAAGTTTAGCTCTTTCTTCTTTATATTCAAGACCTAATATATCCGAAGCAATTTTTTGCATATCTCCTAAATATGTGGGTGTAGGATGATGTTTTCCAGGGGTTTTCTTTTTATCAAGAATATCAAAGCCACCTAACCAATAAGTTGCATGATAATCTATAGAACTATCATATTCATCTAAAAAAGTAATAAATGGATACTCAGTTTCAAAAAGTTCTTTATTTACAGTTACAAGATATATATTACATTTATGTTTTTGCCTAAATTGTTCCACATATGGTATCCACGTAGTTGAATCTCCTAAATTTTTAGATACCATTACAATTCGTACATCTTGATCTTCTAAATTTATGTCATGGAAAAAAACTAATTCATCATTTATATGTACTTCTACATGCCAATCTATAAAATATACTTGATAACCATTAAAACTAGTAGAATCTCTTCCTAATAATTCAATTGAATATTCTAATAACTCTTCACCATTTTTACCATAATAAATCTTAATGTCTAAATCTTCATCTGTTAAAGATGTAAGGTTTAATTGACACGAATCGTTGAAGTCTAAATTAATTAATAATTTTTTATGTTCAAATACAACCATTAATACCTATTATTTTATACTAAGATTCTAATACCGCTATCCTTGATCCCAAATCTGATAAAGATGAGGATACTTCCTGAAATGCTTTTGTAAGTAATGCAGTAATACCACCATCATCTACACTTAATCCACTTAAATCTCTCATATCTACCAATTCTGGTGCACTTGCTGTTAAATGTTGTGCAATAAACCCTATTTTTGCGTCATCATCTGCAGAAGCAGTCCATTC